CCTGTGATCGAAGCAATGGAACGTGGTTGCACGTTGTTGCTTGATGAGTGTGATCTAGGTTCTAATAAGTTACTTGCTCTACAGCCTGTCCTTGAGGGTAAGGGCGTGTTCCTTAAAAAAGTAAACAAGTGGATTACTCCTAAAGATGGTTTCAATGTGATGGCAACTGCCAACACCAAAGGTAAAGGTTCTGAAGATGGACGCTTTATCGGAACCAACATTTTGAACGAAGCATTTCTTGAGAGGTTCGCAATTACGATTGAACAACCATATCCTTCTGCTGCGATTGAGAAGAAAATCGTTGTTGGTTCTATGAAGAAGTATGGTAAGGTTGATAAGGTATTTGCTGACAACCTTGTAATGTGGGCTGAGGTTATTCGTAAGACTTTCTATGATGGTGGTGTAGATGAGATCATTTCTACTCGCCGTCTAGATCACATTGTAAAGGCCTTCACTATCTTTAAAGATAAGATGACTGCTATTGAAATGTGTGTTGCACGTTTTGATAACGATACAAAAGATTCTTTCATTGATCTATATACTAAAATTGATGCTGGTGTATCGGTTACTGGTGAAGATGTTGGAGATCAAATAATAGAATCAGGTCTAACACTTGAAGAAAAATACTAAAAAACTTTGATTTTATATGTTAAAACTCTTATATATAATACTACAAGGCAATTCATAAGTCCTTGAGATACAGAGTTTTTGATGGTTTTTACTGTAAATTTAAAAAACCATCACTTAACTGTAGGATGCCTTATAGGGTTCTACCACAAATCTTGCTTAAAAGGAGATAACTAATGGTTACAAATAAAACACTAAGTCTGTTCGACAATTTTAATCAACTAACACCTTATGCTGTAGGTTACGATAAGATGTTTGATCATCTAAACAACTATGTTTCAAACAATGTAACATCTACAGGGTTCCCGCCATATAACATATCTAAAGGAGGTGACTACACTTATGTCATTGAAATGGCCTTGGCGGGTTTCTCTAAAAAGGATATTGAAATTGAAGTTGCAGACAATACACTTACTATTCGTTCTATAAAAGAGAATGAAGAAGATAATGAAGACACGATTCATCGTGGTATTTCCTATCGTAAGTTTAATCGAAAATTTACTCTAGCAGATGATCTAGTTGTAAATGAAGCTTCTCTTGAAAATGGTATGCTTATTATTAATCTTGAGCGTATTGTTCCAGAGGAAAAGAAACCTCGATTACTTAGTATAAAATAAATTTGTAATAAATGGGAAAAGGGACTTTACATTTAGTCCCTTTTCCTTTATTATGATAATAAGATAAGGAGATATTATGAGCGAAGAAAAAACAGTATTGGACTTACTTGGTGCAGATCAGCCTGGTCAAATGGAAATGGAAATTATTCCTGCTATTCATCATCATGTTGCAAAAATTAAATTTGGTCAGACAGTCGTTGATATTTTAAATGAAGAAGTTGAAACAATATCAAGAAGTAGATCATCAAATAAAGATAAACAGCTTGTTGGCCAACTCAGACAACATAAAGATTCTGCACAACTAGATTTTAATTTGACTACTTCTGTAGGAATACAATTAAGATCAGTTTTAAATTCAGTTGGAACAACTTATTTAAATAAAGGATATGGGAAAAACTCATATGCAGATTGTTATACTTGTTGGACTAATCATGCATATGCTGGAGACTATAATCCACTACACGAGCATAGTACAAATACTGCTACAGGACTTTCTGGTTTTATGTGGTTAAAGATGCCAGAAGAAATGGAAGCACGTAGACTAGATAAAGGAAAACATAGAGTTAATTTTGGTGAATCAGATGGTCAATATGATGGATGGACTCATATGTGTTGGGGATTAGGATCAAAAACAGATTTATATAATTTGAAACTTGGTGCCGAAGAATATGTTCAACCAGAAGTTGGAACTTTGTATATTTTCCCAAAATGGTTACATCATCAAGTAATGCCATTTTCTGGAGCAGGAGAAAGACGGTCTATTGCAATGAATTGGGATGTAATTCAATCACAACAAGAACTACAAAGTATTATGAGCCCAAATGAATTTAATAGTTTTATTTCTAATGTTCCAGAAGATCATGATAAGTCTATTCCACTAGCTCTCAATGTAGCTGGTTCTTTTGTTAAGGTTAAATTAAATGAAACCTAATCCTAACTTTATTCATGCTGTTATGATGAATGATGTCTCGTTATGCGATGATTTAATTAATTATTATGGTAAGAATAGTGAGTATAAACAAAAAGGACATTCTGATGGTGGAGATAAAACGTCAACAGATGTTACAGTTTATCCAAACACAAATGATGAAACTATTCAAAAATACTATCGTTTTTTAACAGATGCATTGGGAAGTTATAAAGAAATATATGATGAATTTTCTTTTCCAGTAGGTTTTAGTGAAGCATTTAATATTCAACACTATGAACCAAATGAAGGATATTTTAATTGGCATTGCGAAAGAGGTATGAATCAGACAAACCAAAGAGCTTTAGTTTTTATGACTTATCTTAATGACGTTACTGATGGTGGTGAAACTGAATGGAAGTATCAATGTTTAAAGTTACAACCAAAAAAAGGAATGACTGTAATATGGCCTACTGATTTTACTCATACACATAGAGGTGTAGTATCTACAACTCAATCTAAAACAATTGCTACTGGGTGGTTTAATTATTTAGATGTTCCAGCTGCATTACAATTTCTAGAGGAAAAAAATAATCTCAAAAGTTAATTACAAATATGATGAAGACAAAGCTTTGTCTGAATTGAAAGAATACATCGACTCAACTTATGATGAACACTATAGTACGAACCAGTTTCAAGCTACAGAGTTTATTATTGACGGTGGACATGGTGAAGGTTTCTGTATCGGTAACATCATGAAATATGCACAACGGTATGGAAAAAAAGATGGTTATAATAAAAGGGACTTGCTAAAAGTCATCCACTATGGTATTATAGCTTTATACAATCACAAAATCATGGAGAAAAGTGAATGAAATTAAGTAGTCAAACAATCAATGTGTTGAAGAATTTCTCAACCATTAACCAAAACCTTGTAATCAAGGAAGGTAGTGATATTGCTACCATGTCAGCAATGAAGAACATTGTTTCTAAAGCAAAGGTAGAAGAAGTTTTTGAAAAAGAATTTGCAATTTATGATCTCAATGAGTTTCTATCTGCACTGTCTTTATTTGGAACGCCAGATTTAGATTTTCAAGATGACTACGTTGTAATTACAGAGGAAGGTTCTCCTAAGTCTTTAAAGTATTGGTATTCTGATCCATCTGTGGTCACTTCCCCAACTAAAGATATTACTATGCCATCAACTGAGATTACGTTTAATTTTTCTAGTGATTCTCTTGCAGAAATTACAAGAGCTGCATCCGTCATTGGAGCTCCTGATATGGTTCTAGAAAATGGTAAACTAAGGGTTACTGATAAAAAGAATACAACTGCAAATGATTATGCAACTGAACTGGATGTTCCTGATAGTGATATTGATTATAAATTCTGGTTTAAAGTTGAAAACTTAAAACTACTTCCTGGCTCATATAGTGTCGAAGTTTCCTCAAAAAATATTAGTAAGTTTACTAACTCTAATGTTGAAATAGAGTATTTTATTGCTCTTGAACCTGAATCTTCTTATGCCGCTTAAAGTTAGGAACTTATATTATGGAAAGTTATTTATGGGTCGAACAATATCGTCCCAAGGATGTAAGCTCGTGCATACTTCCTAAAAATCTAAAAGACACTTTCATAGAGTTTGTTGAAAGTGATAATATACCCAACCTGATATTATCAGGTAGGCCTGGTGTAGGTAAAACAACTATTGCAAAAGCAATGATTGAGCAGATTGGTGCTACCTACATGATGATCAACGGTTCTGAGGAGTCAGGTATTGATATTCTTAGAACCAAGATCAGAAACTTTGCTTCTACTGTATCACTTGAAGGTGGTAGAAAGTATCTAATACTTGATGAAGCAGATTATCTAAATCCACAATCTACTCAACCAGCCTTACGTGGTTTCATGGAAGAGTTTCATAATAACTGTGGATTTATTCTTACTTGTAATTATAAGAATCGTTTGATTGAGCCATTACACTCTCGTTGTAGTGTAATTGAGTTTACTATTCCTAAATCTGAGAAACAAAATCTTGCTTCTGAGTTTATGAAAAGAGTTATAAGTATTCTTGATACAGAAAAAGTCAAGTATGAAAATAGAGTTATTGCAGAAGTTATTAATACATACTTTCCAGATTGGCGCAGAACTTTAAATGAATTACAAAGGTATTCAATATCAGGTGAAATTGATGCTGGAATACTAGTAAATTTGAGTGATGTAAATATAAAAGAACTTATGCATTACATGAAAAATAAGGAGTTCACTAATGTTCGTAAATGGGTTGTCGATAATCTTGATAACGATCCTGTACATCTTCTTCGTAGTATCTACGATAATCTTTATGAGTATGTGGATGGTTCTACTATTCCCCATTGCGTTGTGGTGTTGGGTGAGTACCAGTACAAATCAGCTTTTGTTGCAGACCAAGAAATAAATATTATGGCTTGTTTGACAGAGATAATGGGTAGGGTAAAGTTTAAATGATTGATGTATATGATAATGTACTAGAAGAACATAATGCTATTTTGGTTGATAACGAAATCAGACAAATATCATGGAAATATGATTATCATTCTGATGCAAATAAACCTAATAAACACTGGCACGTTTTTTGTGGTCATAATAAAGAAGAATGTGATGTTGCTGATTTTGGATGGGCCCATCAAATATTTAATACTGCATTACATAAATATAAGTTTGATGAAAAATATAATGTAGAAGAAATTAAAAGAATATATTGTAACGCTCACACTTATGGTATTGAACCACAGATTCATACTGATGATGGTGATTTTACTATGATCTATTATCCTCGTTTAGATTGGAAAACAGAGTGGGGTGGGGGAACAACAATATATCATGAAGATGTTGGTGATCCAAAGTCTCCTGATTATAAAGTTGATAAAGCTGTTTCTTATAAAGGTAATCGGTTAATTGTTTTTGATGCATATTTACCACATTGCGCTCAACCAGTTACAAAAGATTGTTATGATTTGAGAAGTTGTGTTGTTTTTAAATGTAATATTGTTGGTGGAAATCATGAAAAGTTAGATTTTTATAAAGACAATTTATCTTCTGGAAACTTTAAAGTAAAAATTATTGATTGATGGTAACATCTTCTATAAATTAATTATTAGATAAAATAGGAAGAAATATATAATGTATGTATTGAAAGTAAAGAATGGAACATATAAAGCAGATAGTTGGTCTGCATTGTGGTGGGCAGTATTTCGCCATCGTTTGAACCATTTCTGTAAGGGCGAAGGGTTTGCTGACTAGTGTATGAACTAAAAAACTACCTCAAAGCCATTAATGAAACTAAAGAACCTCTTATGGATGGTGAAGATGAAGAATGGGAGAAGAAATATCCTCCATATATCGTTAATAAGTGTGTTGCTCCCTTTCCTGATACTATTCAATTAGTTAACGAAATTAACCAATTACCCCATCTAGACAAGAAACTTCAGTTTGATTTTTTGATAAATAGTCTTAGACCAAGGAAAAGATTTACTCCTTGGGTGAAGGCGATGAAAGTTGATAATTTAGAGTATGTTAAAGAGTATTATGGATATAGTAATGAAAAAGCAAAGTCCGCTCTTGAAATATTATCTGATGAACAAATTTCTGCCATAAAACAAAAATTAAATAAAGGTGGAAGAAATAATGGAAGATGTTAATTGGACACAGGAGAAGATGTTAGAAGTCAGCTTAAAAGAACCAGATGATTTTTTAAAGGTTCGTGAAACACTATCACGAATTGGGGTTGCTTCAAGAAAAGATAGAAAACTGTATCAGTCTTGCCATATACTACATAAGCAAGGTAGATATTATATTACACATTTTAAAGAGTTGTTTGCTCTTGATGGTAAGGTTGTAAATTTATCTGAAAATGATATTGCTCGTAGAAATACAATTGCAAATCTTTTGAAAGAATGGGGTTTGGTAGATGTTATAGGAACTATGGAATCATTAGCTCCATTAAGTCAAATTAAAGTTTTATCTTTTAAAGAAAAAAATGAATGGCAACTAGAAACAAAGTATAATATCGGTAAGAAGAAAGAAGTTTAATGGAGCAATTCAAGTCTTACATTACAGAGGCAAAAGAAGAACCTTATAAGTTATTGATTCTTTCTCATGATGATCCTTTAGACCCTAATGAAACTGGGCCAATGGTTCGCAAGAAAGCATCAGAGTTAGGTATTGAAGTATATCTTGCTGAGTTTTCTGGTATGTATATGGAAGATAAAGATAAGGATCAACTAGTATATTCTTTTCCTGTAGATGAAAAAGGTAAGGTAGAACTACCCGGCATGAAAGATGATGTTGAGTATGATAAACCTTTTCTTATAAATCCAAAGGATACATTAGTTATGGCAAGAGGCCTTGGTTCTACAGTTAAAACAGGTAATCTGTCTTGGCGAGTTGCTTGTATCAATCTAGAAAAACAAGGTTATACTCTTATCAATCCTGTTAAATGTAGTGATATTTGTAATGATAAATGGTACAACCAGATTGTGTTTCAGCAAAATGATATTCTTACACCAAACACAGTTCTAGTACGTCACGCAGAAGGTGCTGAAGAAGCTGCAGAAAGACTTGGTAATAAGTTTCCAATGATTCTCAAAACTTCTGTTGGGTCTAGGGGTGTTGGTGTTATCTGGATTGAAAGTCTAAAAGCACTTCATAGTGTTATTCAATTACTTCATAGGGAAGATGAGTTTGTCGATGTTCTTCTTCAAGAATATATAAAGACAGACTATGATGTGCGTGTTATTATTGCTGGAGGTCAAATTTTAGGTGCGATTAAAAGACCTGTTGTTGGTGATGACTTTAGGTCAAATGTTTCACAAGGATCGGAACCAGTATCACATGAGTTGACAGAACGTGAAGCACAAGAATCTTTACGAGCAGCAGAATCAGTTGAAGGTCAAGTTGTTGGTGTTGATTTTATACCAGCAAAAAATAGAGACAAAGAAAGTCCTTACTTTATCGAAGTTAACTCTACTCCCGGCTTGATGGGTATTGAAGCAGTTATTGGAAAATATCATGCTTCAACAGTAAAGGCGTTGGGGGTAGGTAAGGATCGTAGCATCACTAAAGAAATTTTGAAGATTTATATGAATCGTGACAATTGGACCCTTGACAAATCTACGGAAACCTGATATACTCTTATAATGAACTTCTACACTAACGTATTACAATACGGTAACTCTATTCTTGTCCGTGAGGTCAGGAATGGAGAACGCACGACTCGTAGAGTCAAATATGAACCCACACTTTTTGATCTAGTCAAGACCCGTGAGGAGACTGGCTACAAAACTCTGGATGAACAGAGTGTAAAACCACACCACTTTGATTCTATCAAGGAGGCGAAGGCATGGGTTGCTGATCGTGAGAACCAAGATATAATCTATGGTAACACGCAGTATCCTTATTGCTGGATTGCTGATGAGTTCCCTAATCAGGTTGATTGGGACTTGGACCAGATGCTTATGGTCACCATCGATATTGAGGTGGAGTGCGAGAACGGGTTTCCTAAACCAGAAGATGCAGCGGAACCTATGCTGTCAATCACTATTAAGAACCATCAGACCAAACGCATCGTTGTGTGGGGCATTGGTGAGTTCGTCACTGACCGTGATGATGTAACCTATGTGCAGTGTGAAAGTGAAGTGCATCTGTTGAAGGAGTTCCTAGCATTCTGGGAGAACCATACACCTGATATTATTACTGGCTGGAATACTGAGTTCTTCGATATTCCTTATCTGGTTAATCGTATTCGTAACGTCTTCGATGATGAGGAGACAAAACGTCTGTCTCCGTGGAAGAATGTGTTTGCCCGTGAAGTATATAAAATGGGTCGAACTCATCAATCCTACACTCTTGATGGTATTGCTGCACTTGATTATCTGGACCTGTATCGTAAATTCACATACACCAATCAGGAAAGATATACTCTGGATCACATTGCGTTTGTGGAACTGGGTGAGCGTAAGGATGGTAATCCATATGAAACATTCCGTGAGTGGTATACCAAAGATTATCAGTCGTTTATCGAATACAATATTCAAGACGTGGAGATTGTTGACAATCTAGAAGACAAGTTGAAATTGATGGAGCTTACGCTGACGATGGCGTATGACGCAAAGGTCAACTTCACTGATGTTCTTGGTACTGTACGGTATTGGGATATTCTTATCTACAACTATCTGCGTGAGAGGAACATCGTGATTCCTCAGAAAAAAGATCATGAGAAGGTAGAAAAGTTTGAAGGTGCTTATGTGAAAGACCCACAGGTGGGTATGCACAAGTGGGTTATGTCATTTGACTTGAACTCTCTGTATCCTCATCTTATCATGCAATATAACATTTCACCTGAGACACTGGTAAACAAGGACGCTGAACTTGTTGAGGGTATGGTGGATAAGATACTGGATGGCAAGGTAAAGAATGACACCGAATATTGCATGACACCAAATGGTGCATTCTTTCGCAAGGATGTTCGTGGATTTCT